AACAATAGATAGTGATGTAATTAGTGATAGTTATTATTACTTATACCCGGCTAATGAATTACCTATCACAAGAATAAAGTTGAGTTCTGATTCTTCTTTATCATTTACCCAAGACGAACAGAATATTAAAGTAGAAGCAAAGTGGGGATATTCAGAAGTTTGTCCGTCTGACATTTCGTTTGCTACGGTTGTTTTAGTAGCAGGGATTATAAACTTTTCTGGAGAAATGGGTGGCGAAGTAAAAGCGGAAAAGATAGGAGATTATAGTATTACTTATAAGGACAAAACCGCTTGGGCTGATTTTGAGAGAGCCAAAGATATTATAAAGAAATACAAAAAAACTGTTTTATGAAAACGAACAATACCGCAAACATCACAAGATTACAAGCAGAGGTTGCTAATCCGAATATAGAATCTTGGACAAGTTTAGGAACAGTTAGTGTTATGTTTTTACCGCTTAGTGATCAAATGAAGCAAATAGCGGTTGCACAGGGGATCGTAGGAAAAGCATATAAATTATTTATAGAAGTATCAGAAGATATAGAAGCAACAGACCGGGTAACGATTGATAGTATAGAATATGATGTTAGAGGGATTAAGAAATACGAGGGTAGCCAAACAGGGATTGATCATTTAGAAGTATTAATTGAAGAAAGAAAAACATAATGCCAGAAGCATTTAGCATAAAAATAAATGGTTTAGATAAGCTGACTACTGCTTTAAAAAATTCCCCGATAATAGCAGGGAAACAGATCGGAAAGGCGATAGCTTTATCAGTAGCTTTAGTAAATAGAAATGCTAAACTTGAAGCACCAGTTAAATCAGGAATATTGAGAGCAGGAATACACAGTAAGATCAGTCCATTTAATGGTAAGGTAGAATCAACAACCAGTTATGGTATATTCGTTCACGAGGGAACGAGTCCACATATCATTAGACCAGTAAAGAAAAAAGCACTTTATTGGAAAGGTGCTGCGCACCCAGTTAAATTAGTTCACCATCCGGGAACTAAAGCGAATCCATTTATGAAACGAGGCGCAGAAAGGTCGGAGGTAGGCGTTCAAGGTTTATTTAGCAAAGCAATAAATAATATCGTTAGAGAAATAGCAATATGACAGGAAATAAAGTTTTAAGACAAGCAATTATAGATAAGATAAATGCAGCGATTACAGCAGGAACTATAACTCACATAGGTGAAGCGTATTGGACTGCTGCTGATATTGAAAAAATGCCTGCTGCGGTAGTATTACCAGATACAAACGAAAGCAATTACAAGAATACAAAGGGTGGCAGAAATAGAATGTTTGCTTTCAGGGTTTTTATTATAAAAGGAATTGAAAATAAAAACGATACAGATGTAGAGAAATTATTAACTGACGCACTTGATGAATTAATAGAATTATTTGACGCAAAGGATTGCTTAACAGTTGATAATTTATTGCACATTAGACCAACTCCTTCAATTTGGGATTCAGAAGATTATGGAGGAGGAATAGCAAGAATAGCAACAATGACTCTTTCGGCAGATGTTATTGTAGAAACAACATAATAATTAATTAATATAAAATTATGCCAGAAGCAATAAGAAAAAGTGCAAGGGTGGAATTGGCTCAAAACACACTTGAAGAAAAAAAGGTAGAGCCAAAAAAAGAAGCAAAAAAGGAAATACCAAAAAAGGAATTACCTCTTTGGAACTTTCCTTTACAAGGTCGGGCTGTAAGAGCAAAGACTCTTGCAGAAGCAAAAAAAATAATTAATATTAAAAAATAATATGGCTTACTTAAGAGGAGAAGACATAAATATCGGGGTAGGAACTGAAAATCCGGCTGCAAGAGGAACTGTTGTAGCTCCCCAAGTTTGGATTCCGGGCAGGACTCCAACAGGGGTTGTTCCTATAATAGAAAAGGTTGAGATAAAAGAAACAAGAGCGAGTGGAGTTGATACACAGGGATCAGAGATAGTTCAAAAAAGAGCAGAGGGTGATTTAGAATTTAATGTTAGGTGCGGATCAATTGGTTATCTGTTCAATAGTTGGCTTGGAACGACAGTTAGTTCTGTTGTAGAAGCTGCTGCGGTTTGGTCTCATTTGTTTACAGTATTGCCACAGAATCCAGAACATCCATCAATAAGTTTAGGATTATCGCAACCGAACTCACAGGATTACCAATATGGATTGGCGCTTGTTAAAACTTTAGAGATAAGAACTCCTGTTGATGATTTAGTAAACGCAACAGTTGGATTCTTAGCTTCTGAAGAAGCGGAGAAAGCCGGTGCTGCGTATGTTGTTGCGTTTGGTGCAACTGATTATATTTTCAGACATCAAGATGTGGTAGTAAAGTTTGCTGATGCTGGTGCGAATTGGGCTGCAACCAAAGTGAATTTAGATGCTGCGGCTTCTTTGAGCTTGAAAGAGTTTAGTTTTTCAGGAGATAACGGTGCAAGAGTAAATCAGAATATTGGAGAATTAAATCCAGGGAATGTTTTAGCTTTATTGCAGAGTTTGAAAGCAACGCTGAAAGCTGATTTTATTGATAACTTAGATCAGACGATTGGAGGAATTGGAGGAACTGCTTATACTTTAGGAACTACAATTAGCGAGGGTGCTACTGATATACAGACATTTACTCCAACTGAGAAATATCAAACGAAAGTAACATTCAAAGTTGTAGCAAAAGGAACTGGCGATTGGACCATTGTAGTTCATAATGCTGCTAACGATTTGATAGCTTCAGAAACTATTGCGAACGCAGATATTTTAGTAGGATATAATACTGCTATCTTGCCTTATACTTGGACTACTGGAACTTATCATATTCATATTATTTCAAGTGTAGCAGACGGAACAGTTGATACAGTTGTCAATACTGACCTGGAGGGTGCTGTTATGAGTTTCTATTACAAGAGTGAGAGAGAGCTTTATACCGGAGGAAATTATAAAGCAATGAGAATAGAAATGGAAAGGACAGATATACAAATTGGAACTGGTCCAACTCAACATCCAAAGATTACGATTGATATGCCAAAGGTTAGTTTTGAGGGGTGGACTCCAGATAGACCACTTGAAGATATCGTAACGGAGGGAGTAGATATCAAGATTCATTATGACTATGATACTGATGCTGCAAGAGCAATAGAGATCACAGTTGTAAACGAGATAGAGAAATATACTCACGCATAATAATTAAAACTAAGGTGTTATGCCAAAATTAATAGACACAAGGAAAATCTTAAAACTCCCTATTAAATCAATAGAGGGTAGCGAAGTTATATTAAGAGATGGTTTACTTGGTAGTGATGCTACTATCGCTTTTGGAAATGAAAAAATGAATGACGCAGAAAGATCATTGAATGTCTTGAGCAAAATGATAACTGATTGGAATTTAACAGATGAGAGTGGGAAAAAATTACCAGTAACATTAGAGAATATCAAAAAGTTGAATATAATAGATATAACTGCTTTGATTACAGCAACATCTCTTGGAGAAGAAGATAAAAAAAAACAGATGTAGGTAAATTAAGAACGATTATCTGTTTATCAATGGGTTGGACTGAACAAGAATATAACTCTCAACGACTTGATTTTATTTGGGATTTACTTAAAGAGATAAAAAAATCTAAAACATAATAGCTATGATAGGAGGAACAGCAAACTTATCAATAATTATAACAGCGATTGACAAAGCTTCAGCCACGCTAAACAAAATGGGTAATAATTTTACTCAAGCGGGTGCTAAAATGAAAAGTGTCGGCAAGAGTATGACAATGGGATTAACTTTGCCAATCGCTGCTCTCGGCATTGCTTCTACTAAAATGGGATTAGATTTTAGTAAAGGTGTTGAATATGCTAATACAATGCTTAAATTATCAGGTGAGGATTTAGAAAAATTCAAAACTGGTGTTTTAGATTTGAGTGATACTTACGGAAAAGCTGCTGCAGATATAGCAAGAGCAGGATATTCTGTAAGTTCTGTTTTACATACATCTGGAGAAGATACGATTACGATTTTAGAGTCAATAGCTAAAGGTGCTAAAGCAGGAAAAATTAGCACAGAGGAAGCAGGAAATGCTGTTATTAGAATGATGAGTATTTATGGAACAAGTGCAGAAGATGCGATGGAAGTAGTTGATACTTTATCCGCAACTGTTAAAGCAGGAAATGCTAATTGGCAAGATATGGCACAAATATTACCAAGTGTAGCAAGTTTAGG